ATATCCTCCACGAGTGGAAGAATTCTTTCGCATCTTCCAGAGTTAATGATGTCGATGTATTGTGCATCAACATCTTTCTGGAATTGTGTATATTGTTCTTTTGATGATTTGAATGTTTTCATAAATTTTAGAATAAGTTGTATTTAGCGTTCAAGTGGTTGATAACCTGTGTTTTTTGTTGGCTTGTATGTAGACCGTCATAAACCAATATTTCCTTTACATCGACATAACCACCAGTAGAACCTAAGTATAATTGATAAGTATCAGATGATACGTTTCCTATTCCATTTAAAGTTTCTTCATTTTGATTGTTGATTTGTATTTTTCCTTGTTGAAGAACAGTATCAAACGAAACAGATATTAATTCATAATTGTATAAATTAGTACTAAAAGAAGACTGAATTAAATTTCTGTTACTTAACCCGTATTTCATGCCATTACTATTTCGAGAAAAAAGTGCATTTCTAAATAAGTTAGCAGTTGATGATGATGTAGTACTAGCACTGCTAGTTGCTAATATTCTAGAAGCAGAACTTATTGTTGATGCTCCTTTTGCAATAATATAATAGGTTTTTCTAAAAGATAGAGGAATCATACCTGTTGCCGCTAATGATTTTAGCGATAACTCTATACCATGTGCTCTTAACGTTGGTTGATTATTCAATGTGGATTGACCAAAATTTCCATTAGAAGTAATTTTATTTTTCCAAAGCGCAATAGTTTGATCGTTTGTTGCAAGAACAGAATTTGTTGTAGCAGTTCTTGTTACACTTGCTCCACTTCCAGACCAATTAGCTTGCCAAGGATATTGGGTGTTTCCTGAAGAAGTATAGGTAACAGTATATGCTTCTTGTACAAGATTTCCATCGTCATCATAAACAGCTTCCCTCACTGTATCTATAACCCAAGATGTATTATTCCAATATAATCCACCATATCTATTTTTATTATTAGTAGTACCACTCACTTCAACTGTACTTGGAATCCCCGCAATAGTTATAACAACTGATGCTGTTGCGTCTGTGAAATCGTTTCCGTTTATTCTATATACTTCATGTGTATAATCCCACCAACCTCTTAATCCTTCAATTTGATCAGGTGAAAATGGTGTTAATGAAGTATCATTTACAGTTACAGATTCAAAATCTGCTACGTTATCAAGTGTTAATGTAGCTGTTTCAGCACCTTCTGTTAATTGATCAGCAGTTGCTGTAATAGTAACTGTTGCAGTGTTGTTATTAACTATGAAGTTACCTGTTAACGATCCGCTTGTTATATCAGCAGCAGAAATGCCAGTGATTGTATAAGGAACCGAAGTTCCGTTTGCTACATTTGTTGTTGTGAGAGTAAAAGTAACAAAAGCTCCTTCGTCTACAGAACTTACGCTTTTTTCTATAGAGTAAGTTGGTGTTGATGCTGAACCTGATAAATCAAGGAAAGCTTTGCCTTGAATTTTAGTGTTTCCGAATAATTTAATGTTTGCCATAATATTTTAAAAATTGTTTAGTTGTCTGCGTACTTTATGTACACTATTATTTATTTTTTAGAGAGTCTTTTTTTTGAGATTACTTTATAAATTCTGCAAAATAAACGTCTCTGTCCTCAAATCTAACTCTAACTGCTTCCTTTGCAATCCGTAGAGGATTGTCTTTAAATGCACGAACTCTATAACTGCCCCAAAAGTCATATGTCCAAAGTTTATTTTGTCCTTTTGGGTACATATATACCACAATTGCATGACCATTTTGTTTCGAAGTCCTTTTGTCAATCCATTCATACCTGAGAACTTCTGACCAAACATCATATTTTTGCAAGCCTTCTCTGAAAGCAATTGCTGTGGGAAGACAGGCATTTTTTTGATTTGCCATCCAAGATTCTGAATTGGTTGGAGTAGTGGAGCAGGACACTAAACAAGCTCCAATTAGTGCTAACAGTGTATTTTGTATTTTCATATTAAATAATTATCTATTTATTAGCAATGCCTTGGTTTTTAGTAATTCCGCTTCCGTACAATCGTCGTATTCACCATAGTACCATTCTCTTTCAAATGGACCACATACTTCTATTTGTTTTGTACCAATCGGAACAGCATACCCACCTTCGTAACCATCTACGAGTACGAGTGTTTCTGGATCTAGTTTTTGTAATACTTCAATTAGTTCTTTGACTTTCATAATTTTGATTTATTAGTTTCGTCCACTGTTCTTTTGTTATTATTTTACCATCTAAAACAGAAAATACAAATGAAGAATTTTCTTTAAAATTTCTTTTAATCATTAGTGCTTGTTCTTTTCTGGTTTCTACTGTTCTTATATCATGCACTACTTCAAGGATATGGTCAATATATTTTTTTGATTTTTCTCCTGCTTCGCAAATTTTTTCTAGTTCATCTTTTAGTTGAACTGCGATTTCATAATCAAATTCTGTTTCAATTACTTTACAGAAAACTTCGAAATGAGGCATTTCCTTTTCTATATAATACTCAATAAGGTTTTTTACATTACTCAGAGTAGATTTAATACGATGTAGAATTAGATAACGATCTGACTTAGTTTTTTTTAGTATCTGTCCGTTGTTTCCGTAAATAACAATTCCTTCTCCTTTCTTCCACTGATTAACCGATTCAATCATTGAAGATAGTGAATTAAATTGATAACGAATAGGTCTTTCTATTTTCCACTCCGAAGCAAATACATCTAAGTCTTTTTGTAATACATAAGAATAATCATCATGTTTTATTACACCCGTAAGCCACAGTGTTGGTTCTTCTGCTTCTCTCTCAACGATAACATTTTTTGGAGAATACCATTCACAAACAATCGAATACTCTTCACTATTTAAAATATCATTATCAAAAACTAAAGGATATTTTTGTTTCAAAAAAGGAATTTCGTCTCCATTATCTAAGATAGTTGCATCACTAGTTCCTCTTGTTCTAATAATTAACTCACCTTTAAATTTTGAAATAATCAGAGTTGATCCATCTAGCTTGTGGACAAACTCAATATCGGAATCAATATTAAGTGGTTCAAACTCTAGTTGCTCCCCAAGATTTGTAAATTTTTTCCATGATGCACTAACAAGCTCTCCATCTTTAGTCCAAATAGAAGAACGGAATATTTTATTCTCATCGTTCCATTTAATATCATGTTTAATCGGGAATATTAGTTTGCAATCGGTGTTTGCAATAACACAATCTCTAATACAAAACTCTTCTCCTATAGGAAAATTAACCTTCATCTAATAATACTAATTTAAAACAATCATCAACCAGTAATACAGTATTGATGCTAGAAGAAATGTTGTTGCGGCTAAAATGTTTTTTGTTCTATTTTTCATTTCTTCGGTAATTCCTCCAATTAGTCCTATGTTTTAAAATCCAATCAATTAGAGCAGTACTATAACCAATATCATAGCCTTTCTTTTCACTCTCTAACCATTTATGTTTCATCACTTCTTCCTTTTCTTCTACAAATTCCCTATAAATCGAGGAATTATAAAAAGAAAATTCAGCAGCTACAACTGTTTCTTTCACTATACTACTTATCTTTTTAAAAATCATAACTCGATATCCCCCAAATTTCGTTAATATCTAACAATTTATGCACACAACCATTCACTCTTTCGGTCCAAGAGCTATGAAAATGTCCATATAGATGAAGTCTTGGTTTACATAACTTACAAATTTCATCCATTACTGCTCTTTCATCTGTGAGGTCTTCTAGTAAATAAGCATCCTCGTTTGCCCAACCATAGACCGTTTGATTAAACTGTTGCGGAAAGCACCAAGAAGGAGCAGTATGAGTTACGAGAATATCTACTTCTTTGCATTTTTCCCTATCAAATTTAACTATTTCATCTTCCCAATAAGAACGTCCTTCGGTTCTAGATGTTCTATCAATAGAAACAGCACCACCAATGAATTGAATTTTTTTATCACTATATTCCATCAAGGTGTAATCTTCTATTAGTTCAAAATTACTTAAAAAAACTCTGTTAAGTCCTTGATAATAAATAGGATCATCATGATTACCTCTAATGGCCATAAAGATAATATTTCGTTCTTTAAATTCTTCATTAATCCAATTATTATTTCTTTCTTGATTTTCCTTATCGGTAAATCCAATACCCGAATCCCCAACGCTAATTAAATAACAATCACTTATTTTTTTAGTATCTAAAATATCAAGAAGATATGACC